TCAAAATGATTGGAAGCCCAGAAATCTTGCACAGAAACAAAGCGCCACGCAAGGCAGGCACAGGCGCATTAAAAATCATGCACGTCCCATTGCTCGGTGGCTGGTACATCGTTCGCGGTAAGTACCACACACCAATCAGTGGTCGCTTTGAAAGCCGCGCTGATGCTGTAGTCAGTCTTGCCGCAAAACGCAACAAATAAAACGAATCTTTAACCAACCGAAAGCGAATCGATATGACACACTTTGACACCATGAACACCATCGTCAACCAGTTCTTTGACAACCTGCCAAAGTCCTACGTTGTCTACTGCGACTACATTGCGCACAACATCGTAGGCAACCTGAAGGCCAACGACACTGAGCGCCTGCTTGCCAGCGTCAGCCGCCCCAAGTACGACCTGACCGAGTCTGGTGGCTTTGCCAGCACCAAGAAGACCATTGAGGTGGAAGACCTTAACGGTCGCAAGTACCGCGTGACTGTGGAGGAGGTGAAATGAACAACATGAGCAACCTGTTTGACGAGGTGGAGTCAGAACTTATGAAGCAGTTCAAGGCCATCACACCTGAGCAACTGGCGGAGGACGAGCGCCGCCGTAAGGTCAAGCGTGACTACGAGGCACTGCACACGCCCATCGAGACGGATGAGGACAGGGCAGACAAAGACGAATACCCTGATGATGGAGACGAAGAATGAGAGAAGAAACCTTGCTTCAGAAGGTGGTGATTGGTATAATGTTCATTGCATTCCTCGTGTTCTGGATGTGGGTTCCTGACTTCACGCTGGACGAAGAGGATTGCATGAAACAAGAGTCCAGCGCATACGTTAAGAGACTGTGTAGCGAATCCAAAGCGAAATAGAACCGAGTCGGTTTCAATGCCGACATAACATCAAGCTGGCGAACCCAAAGCGAATCGAATACACTTACATTCATTCGTTCATTCACATGGGGATTACGGGTTATGCCAGAAACCATCAAGAAGGCGGCTAAGAAGCCCGCCAAGACGCCAAAGGCTACTAAGCAAGCCCAAGGTAGCACCACGCCCGTAGAGACGCCTGTAGCCCCGCAAATACCACGCCCTGCTCACAGACCAGTAGAGTACACAGAAGACATAGCAGAAGAAGTATGCTGGAGACTCGCTCATGGAGAGTCACTTGTGTCAATCTGTAGTAGTGAACACCTCCCACACTGCGCGACTATCTATCGGTGGTTGATTCGCTTCCCCGTCTTCTGCGAGATGTACGCACGCGCACGCGAAGACCAAGCTGACACCAACGCTGACGAAATCCTTGCCATCGCTGACGAGATGCCGCCTGAGTACACCGATAAGGATGGGCGCACTTCCCTTGACCAGTCCTACCTCGCGTGGCAGAAGCAACGCATTGAGGCGCGTAAGTGGACGTCAGCCAAGCTGAAGCCTCGCAAGTATGGCGACCGTGTGGCGCTGGAAGGGGTGGAGGGCGGAGCCGCCATCAAGACTGAAGACACCAACGCCAACAAGTTCCTTGAAGTCATCCGCAACATGGAGATGACTAAGCGTGCTGGCTGAGATACTCGAAGACCCAGAAGTGCAGGCGGAGTTCAATGCCCGCTCCGAGCATGACCGTATTGCATACATCGCTCACGCATCGTGGGTAGCCAGCGCTCACCGCTACCAGATACCTCCACCATTGGAGATGGACTACACCGTCTGGATGATGCTGGCAGGGCGCGGAGCAGGCAAGACACGCTCCGCCGCTGAGGCTCTATGGTGGTGGGCATGGACGCACCCCAACTCACGTTGCCTTGTACTTGCGCCCACATCGAATGACATCAAGTTCACCTGTTTTGAGGGACAGAGCGGACTACTCGCCTGCATACCTGACGAATTGGTGATTGACTACAACAAGCAAGACCACCAGATAAAGCTGTCCAATGGTTCCATTATCCGTGGCATCAGTGGTGACTCATACGAGCGCCTGCGTGGCCCACAGTTCCACTTCGCATGGTGTGACGAGTTAGCCGCCTTCCAATACCTCGGTGCTGGTGAGGCGTGGGACATGATGATGATGGGTCTGCGTTTAGGTGACCGACCTCGTGTCATCGTCACAACGACACCGCGCCCAAAAGATTTGATTGTTGACTTAGTCGGGCGCGAAGGTGACGACGTGGTGATTGACCGCGCCAGCACCTACGAGAACGAAGCCAATCTTGCCTCGACCTTCCGTAACCAGCTAGAGCAGTACAAGGGTTCCAAGCTGTACGAGCAGGAGGTGATGGGTATGCTCGTTGACCTTGAAGACGGCAAGGTGGTCGGGCGCGATATGTTCAAGCTGTACCCAGCCGAGAAGCCCTTCCCCAAGTTTGAGTTCATTGTCCAAAGCTACGACTGCGCTTTCAGTGACAAGGAATACAACGACCCGACCGCAATGACAACGTGGGGCGTGTTCAAACCAATGGATGGCCCGATGTCTGTCCTGCTGATTGACTGCTGGGCTGAACACCTGACATTCCCCCTGCTCAAGCCCAAGGTGCTAGAGGAGTGGCGCGTCTCCTACGGTGAAGGCAAGGACGCCAAGCGACCCGACCTGATACTCGTGGAGGACAAAGCCGCTGGCATCTCCCTCATCCAAGAACTGCGTGCCGCCCACCTGCCTGTGCGTGGCTATAACCCCGGCAAAGCTGACAAGATGCAGAGGCTCCAGATTACGGCATCCATCTTCGCCACTGGGCGCGTCTGGTTGCCTGAGTCATCCGTGCGCAAGGGCTACGTCAAGGACTGGTGTGAGGGATTCCTGTCGCAGATATGCTCGTTCCCTGACTCGACGCATGACGACTATGTCGATAGCGCAACGCAAGCGATTCGCTTAATGAAGGACATGGGATTCCTCGACATAAACCCAGAGCCTCGTTATGATGACGATGATGACTATGCTTATGCCCGCAAAGAGCGGGTCAACCCATACGCGGTGTAACTATGGCAGACCCAAAAAGAATACTAGGTGGACTCGGTAAGGCCAGCAAGCGCCTGACGATGACCGACGAGGAGAAGCTGGCCCAGAAGTATGCGCCTGACGTTCAGTACGCCGACCCACTCAAGCCGCCATCTATGCGGATGTCTGAGGCACTGGGCAACGTAGGTGCAGAGGGCAAGACCCTGAACTTCACAGAGACTGACCGCTCAAGGGTGTTTGGCTCTAACCGTGGTGGTGTCGGTTTCGCTGGCCTCCAGCACTACTCGCTCCCGCACAAGAAGGCCAACACCGTCTGGGGCTTTGGCAACAAGAACACCGCAGACAAGAAGGTCAAGCAGAACGACCCAGAGAAGTCAATCTGGACGACCTTCGTTGGCTCACCTAACCAGCACAAGAGCAACACCGTCGTGCTGAAGGATGCCATCAAGGAGTTCCAAAACGCGGTGAAGGCGGGCAATGTTCCTGCTGGTCAAATCAAGTTGATGAACGACCGCATCAGGATGGCGACTGACGACAAGACTGGCGCGTTGCTGTTCGATGATGCCTTCGACCTGACTGACCCTAGCGCACTAGGCACGGCTAACACCTTTACTCGACGCTCCGCCGTTGGTGACGTGCTGTTAGGTGAGGGCGTCAAAGGCCCAATGCGAAGCAAGGCATACAAGTCAGAGTACGGCAACGAGCCTTGGCGGGACTCAGGCCAGATGGATTCCATTCTCAGGCGCGAGACCGACCCTGACTTGGTTGACGCTGGCACATACGATGTTGGCAACCGCTTTTTTGTGTTGGACGGCAAGATTATTGAGCGCTCCGACCTGAACGAGGCATTCCCCTTGCAGGTGACTGGCAACGACCTTGGCATCAAGTACCAACTCGTGCCTCCTAACAAGGCCATGCGGGACTTCTATAAGTCGCGTGAAGGTCGTAAGGATAAGAACGACAGGGCCGCGCCCGTCAACTACTACGACCTATCAAGAGCGGAGCCGTCTCAGTTTGTGGACGAGGACTACCTGACGTTCCTCCAGAAGGAGGGCTACAAGAAAGGTGGCGCTGTGGACATTAAAGCGGCAGACGCACGCCTAGCGGCGGCAATGAGCCAACGTATGGCAAAGGGTGGCAGTGTGGACATCGAGGCCGCTGACGCCCGTTTAGAGGCCGCTATGGCCCAACGCATGGCAGGTGGTGGTGGAGCCTTCAAGAAGATTGCATTCATGCAAGCAGGCGGAGCCGCAAAAGGCGTGGCAAAGGGAATAAAGAAGCTGTTCGCTGACCGTGACGTTATGCCCACGGCAGAGCGTGAAGCCAACAAGGCTAAATTCCTGTCTGACAGCAAAGTCAAGGATAGGCTGTATCACGCAACACCCAAGGACTTTAAAGAATTCAAAGCTGGTGGTGAAGACCCAACATTGAGTGGCCCAGCAATCTGGCTGACCCCAAATGCTAAGAGTCAACCAGCCGCACACAACATTGGCGGCGGTAGTCGAGGATTTAAAGAGGGAACCAATGTCATGCCCGTGTATGCGCAGACTAAGAACCCACTGATGCTTGATGACAAGACAATGATTGAGTGGGCGCGAGAAGTTTACGCGGGCGGTAGTCGTGAGTTCCCTGACTTGATTCACCCCAAGACGGTTGAGGATTTGAGGAAGGATGGTTATGACAGCATCATCCACGCAGACCCTTATAAAAATCGTGGCGGAGAACAAGAAATTATTATGTTTGAGCCAAACAAAATTAAGTCCGCAATTGGCAACCGTGGCACTTACGACACCAACGAAGCTGACATCACTAAGGCAGAAGGAGGCGGAGCATTTAAGACCTTGCAATTTAAGGAGCCTCAGCACTTTGACGGTGGTGGCATCGCCTCACCTGAAGAGAGCAGTGGCTACTCATCCGAGCCGTTCACATCCAGCAAGAAGTGGAGCGACATCAAAAAGACTGCCGCCGAGATGTTTGATGAGGCCAAGCAAAGCCTTTCTAGTGACTACGACCGCCTAAAGAATTCACCTCGCGCCCGTGCGCAACTTGCCAAGATTTCAGCGGCACAAATTGCTGGCGGTGCGCCTGACATAGCGCATCTTGGAATCAACCTTATTGTTGACCCATTAAAAGACGTGTTGTTCACCAAGCCGCGCCCACGCTCTGTGCTTGAGGGGCCAGCAAAGGCTGGAGAAAAGCGGGACAGAGTGCCTATGTTTGGTAGTATTGGTGACGCCTTAAAAACCTCAGATGGATTGCCTATTGGCTCAACTGAACACATCATCAAACGTGCGCAAGATGCTGGTTTGATGTACGGAAGCACGACCCCTTATTTGGACGTAAACGGACAGCCAGTCATTGACCCAGACACAGAAGAGCCAATGCAAATCCGCACGGGTCGTTTTGGTTTGCCTACTGAAATTGGTGGAGCAATCCTTGGCGGCTCTGCCCTTTCCAAGCTGGGCAGTGCGGCAAAGAAAGGTTACATTAAAAACATTGAGCCTCGTGTTGACCCTGCTGGCGCATTGTCTCGTGCCATTACTGACGATAGCAACAGCTTGCTTCCGTCATTTGCAAAAAACCCCCTATTTGCGCCGCAGTCTGTTAAACTAACTGGTGTACAACCAGAGGCAAAGACCGCATCGACGGGGAAACCAAAAGGAGCAACATATGCAACCAAACAAGAAGGGCCATTCTTTAGAGTCAGCCCAACCTCGCTTGACGTCAGCGGAGCAAAAAATCGCGGAATTCGAGAAGCGACTGAACTACAAGGTGAAGGGCTTGACCTCGGAGCAACAGGACAAACTGGACGCGAAGTTCCGCAACTCCTATCGCCAGAAGAGGTGGGTCGAATAATTGCCGACCCAGTCGCAAACCAGCCACTTCAAATAGCGCAACGCTTCACCAAAGAAACGCAAGGCAATGATTTTGTAAAGCCTGACATCCCAGAAAGTTCGCTTGCCAAACAGTCTGCCATAGGCCGCGCCCAACAACTTGCTGTTGAGGGTTCACCTGAGTACAAGAGCGCGGTGTTTGACGCATACGCTAAGCAAATGCCTGACCTGCTTGAGCAAGTGGGCGCAAAGAACTACGACGACCTGATGGAAAAGGCTTATCGTCAGATGGCAAAAGAAACTGACGAGCAATTCAAACGACTGCCGTACAACTTTTCATATCATCGCGCTGGCGAGGGCAACTACAACGGGGCTATGGACATGGCCTCCGACGTGCATGGCAACAAGCACCTGTATGTGTACCAAGGCGGCGACCCCCACGACTTCCTAAACCGCATGGACAAGGCGTCTGGCCTGAACGAGAACGAGAAGTTCCGCGCTGTCCACGACCTGTTAGGCCACGCCATCTACGGCAATCAGTTTGGCCCTAGAGGCGAAGAGATGGCTTGGGCGGTTCACCAACAAATGTATTCGCCCCTTGCGCGTTTGGCTATGACTGCTGAGACAAGGGGGCAAAACTCGATGGTCAACTACAGCCCATTGAATGTCAAAGTGAAATCCGCAATTGCTGGGCTTGATGAGTTGGAAGCGCAGGCTTTACGCAAGGGCGATAAGGCTTTGGTAAACGAGATTCGTGCCGCCAAGCGTCAGGAGTATTCTAACTTTGAGTTTGCGCCCAACAAGGCTGTTCTCCTGCCCCCTGAGTTTGTTGACCCCAAGTTCACTGGCGGAATGCCTGATTACTTGAGCGCCGCAAACCGACCCGCTAAGGGAACCGAAACCCAATCGGTTTTGACTCACTTTAGCAACGACCCCAATTTGCAGATGCTTGACCCTAAGAGGTATGGCACTGGCATCAAGGGCGCGGAGGCGGAACGCTTGCGTGACTTTGCGGGTGGTGTGAAAGACCGCTCGTATGTGTATCTAGGGGAACCCGGCACAATTGCCCCAGAGTCTGGCCTTGGCGTTAACCGCTATCGCGCTGAGTCGTCAAACCTATACGACATCACCAAAGACCCCTTGTCATTCCGTGCGCTGGCCCGTGAGTCCAATCGCACACCGTTCACCGCCAAGGTCAACGCTGGCATTACGTCACCCCTGCAAGAGGCCAACGACTACGAGCGCTTGGTCAAGGAGTACGGCTACGAGGGCATGATTAACCCGAACGCCAGCAAGCCGATGGGCATCATGTTCAAACCAACCCCAGTACAGCCCCGCAAACGTGGTGGGTTGACACAACTTAGAGCGAGATAAGCATGGCAACAGATTACCCAATTGGCCCAGATGAAGACCGTTTTATTGAAGGCGTCCGCATGACCGAGGAGGGTGGGGCGGAGGTGGATATGCTCCCCGGCGAGGAACCCGAAGTCGAGGAACTCCCAGACGGTTCTGCTGTTGTCAAGCTAGAGGACTTCAAAGGCCCAGCCGAGGACGAGGACTTCTACACCAACTTGGCTGAAGAGGTTGTCAGCATCACTGAATTAGAGGCGTTGGCTACACGTTACATCGACCTGATTGATAACGACCGCCAAGCACGCAAGAAGCGCGACAAGCAGTACGAAGAGGGACTTCGTAGGACTGGCATGGGCGATGATGCACCGGGTGGCGCTCAGTTCCTCGGAGCCTCCAAAGTCGTTCACCCCATGATGGCTGAGGCTTGCGTGGACTTTGCCTCTCGCGCCATCAAAGAGATGTTCCCACCAGATGGCCCAGCCAAGACCAAGATTTTGGGCGACGTGACTGACGAGAAGGTTGAGACCGCCGAGCGCAAGCGCGACTACATGAACTGGCAGTTGACCGAGCAGATTGAAGAATTTAGGGACGAGCAGGAGCAAATGCTGACCCAGTTGCCGTTGGGTGGTTCACAGTTTATGAAGCTGTGGTACGACGACAAGAAGCGCCGACCTTGCGCCGAATTCGTTGCCATTGACAACATCCTGCTCCCTTTTGCGTCTGCCAACTTCTACACCTCACAGCGCGTGACGGAACAGCAAGACATCAGCGAGTGGGAATTTAAGCAACGTATTGACCGTGGTCTGTACCGCGACATCAATTTCATTCGCACCACGTCCGAGCCTGAGCAGACCGCCGCCGAGAAGGCCAACGCCAAGATTGAGGGCAAGCAGTTTGAGGATGGTGAAGACGGTTTGCGCCGCGTGTACCACATTTACACATGGCTGGACTTGGAAGACGACGCCCGCGCTGAAGACGAGACCGCGCCCTACATCCTGATGATTGACGAACTTGACCGCAAGGTCTTAGGTTTGTACCGCAACTGGGAAGAGGGGGACAAAACCTTTACCAAGCTGGACTGGATGGTCGAATTCAAATTTATCCCTTGGAGGGGCGCGTATGCCATTGGGCTACCTCACCTCATCGGAGGTCTCTCAGCCGCCGCCACGGGGTCATTACGGGCCTTGTTGGACACTGCGCACGTTAACAACTCCCTAACCATGCTCAAGCTGAAAGGCGCAAAGGTATCAGGTCAGTCAGACCAGATTGAAATCACGCAAGTGACCGAGATTGAGGGCGGCATTGGTGTGGACGACATCCGCAAGATTGCGATGCCTATGCCATTCAACCCACCCTCCCCTGTGCTGTACCAATTGCTAGGTTGGCTGACGACCGAAGCCAAAGGCGTGGTCACTACCGCTGAAGAAAAGATTGCAGACGCTAAGAGCAATATGCCTGTAGGTACAACTCAGGCGTTGATTGAGCAGGGCGCGGTAGTGTTCTCCTCCATCCACGCACGCTTGCACGACGCCCAGCGCCGTG